GCGGTCGTGTTGGTCGACTCCACCTTCGTCACCTGCAGACCGGCCGAAAGAACGACCGAACCAGCGGGAAGAGCGATGACTTGCAGCGTATCGCCAGCGCCGAGTGCCGTAGCACCAGCAGCAGCACGAGCAGCCACAATCGCGGCAAAGTCCAACGAAACAGAGAACTTAGAGACTTCGGTCACATTGGCCGGGAACGACGCAGTTCCCTTATTAAAGCCAAGCGAATCAGTGTAATTAGCCATTTCTATTTACCCCTTCAATTAAGCAAGCGTGACGACGGCTTGAGCCAGAGCCTCACCCTTGACGACCTTGTAGCCATACACCTGAAGACCACGGACGATATTACCGAAAGTGGACTCAGAGCGAATGGTTTCCATGTTCGTCATCTGCGAAGCAAAGGTGAAACCCATCTTGTTACCGGCGATCAAGTTGAACTTGCCACCCGTATCGACCTTCAGATTGTGGCTCACGTACAGCGTGAAGCGATCCACCATTCCGAGGCGGCCGTTGCGAACAACAGACATGCTGTCGCCAGTCAACGAAGCGTCCTTCAACTCAGACTTCTTGATGAGACCAGCCATCTTGGCCGGGATCACAACGAAGCGATTCTGCTCAGGGCAGTTGGCTTCATCGAGAACCGTGCCGAGGTCAACGATCAGGTCGATCACCGACTTCGTGCCGCCAGCGCCATCCTTCGTCACAGAGAGCGGCGAACCGGTCGTGCCGAGGTTGAACGAAGCGGTCTGCTCACCAGCCGTGGCACCCTTATTCGTCGAAGCAATGCCGGTCAGGATGTCCGTGAGAACACGCTGGTCGATCTTGATCTTCATACGCTCAGAGGCGTCCTTCGTCCAAGTGTCCATCAGATTGATATCCGACTGAACCTTGTCAACATCGTCTTCCACGCAAGCGAAGTACTCGCCCTTGTCGATAACGAGTTGAATCTTCGGCTTGTCCGGATTCTCAACCGTCAGGGTCTGACCCTTCACGTAGTCGCGGATCGTGATTTCCGGCGTGGTGCGGATGTTAACCGTGTCACCATACTGGCGAATCTCGCCCTCGTAGTCCGTGTTGGAGATAGCAGCGAGAACCGTAGCATCGTAGAAGTTCTCGATGAGTTTGCCTGACCAAAGCTCAGGAATAAAGTTGCCGCTGTAATTCGGGCGGCCCGGTGCAACAGGATAAGACATTTTAAACTCCTTCTAATTACGCATTAAGTTGGATGCGATTCTCCCGCTGTGCGGCAAAGATATCGCGTTCGATACGATCGCGCTCCTGCTCTCTCCCTTTGTACTTACCGGATCGAACATCGTTAAAGAATTTCTGAATGTCGACCGGGGTATAAGTTCGAGCCTTGCTGGTTTGCGGAGTTCCCGAGTTCTTCGAACGTCCGGGGGCAACCTGCTTTTCCAGTTCGGGCGCAGTAACGCGAGCCTGTGTTTGAGCAACATTGGCTTGTCCATTACTCTCAAGCCAAGTGCGGAAGAAGTTTGCAACTCGCCGCGAATCAAGCGACCGTTGCGCATCTTCAAGGTACGTCTGGCGGCTAATGCCAGTCAGCGGGTCGATCTCCAACAACCAAGACTGGAAGTCTGCGTCGTCATTGACCTCACGCCAATTAGGAACGTTGCCAGCCAACTCAGCCCAGAACTGCTGCTCTGCCGAAACAGCCTGCCGTTGTGCGACAGCCTGAACCTGCGGAACCACATTCATCTGAAGCTGACTCAGCATCTTCTCCATCTGTGCGATACGCGAAGCGACGGAACCAAGTTCCTCGCGGGTAACTTTACGCATCACATCAAGCGATTCCCCGTACTCCTCAACGTCCTTGTCAGTGACAAGTTTCTCGACTTGTGTGGGGGCCTGAACAGCAGACTGCTGCGCAGAAAGGGAAGCAAGCAACTGCTCCATCTGTTGTATGCGGCTGTTGAGTTCTTTGTTCTGCTGGTGCAGACGCGGAACCTCAGCGTTATACATTCCTTGAAGCGTCTTGTATTTCTGCAAGACGGTTTCTTCCGGCACCTTTTCTTCACCAGCTTTTTGCTCAACTGCCGGTGAAGGAGCAGCACTGTTCGTTTCAGTATTCTCGTCGGCTGGGGCAGCTTCGGCGTTCTCAACGGGTGCAGAAGGCTCATCGGCAGGTTTGCCTGCTTCCTCCTGATTAGCATTGAGTTGCTTGTAAAGCTCTTGGACAGCCTCGGACTGTTTACGAATTTGCTCTGGAAGGGCCATGTTTACGCTCCTATCGGTATGCGTTAATTAGACGGCGAGATCAAATCTTTGCCGCCAGATCAGGGGCATCTTTGGCAAACTTATAAAGTTCACCCAAAACTTGGCAGCGCCCCTGTGAGACTGCCGAGTTGTTAACTGCATTTGGGAGGTTCTCAAGCTCGTGCATACGCCAGTCGCTCAAGTACTGGAGAATCTCCGGGTACTGACGGACGGCCATAGCAACAGCCTTAATCACCTTGGGTTCAGGACGGATCATGCCGCCCTCCCGCTAGGGCCACGGACTGTCGTGGCTTCTACACCGCCTTTGGGAGAGCCGTCAGGTAGCGTGGGTGTTCCACTCTGAGGCTGCGCCGGTTGCTGCTCAGCAGCAAGGGCCATCGCCTGCGCTTCCACTCTAGCCTGATACGTTGCCTTTTCCCGAGACGGGACAACCTCATCAACATCCATCTGCAACCCCTTGGCAACTTCCCGAAGGATCGCTGCGCGTCCGTCGCGGCCAAGAATCTCGGCGTCGATCGGATTGGCGGTTGCGTTGAGAAACTCGATTCTGCGGAGATTGACGGTCTCTTTGACCGCAAGATTGACGGCACCCTTGGCCACAACCTCAACGTCTCCCTTGATGCTCTCGTCTTCGTCGTAGCGCATGTTGTAGATGAACTGACGCTCGACAATAGGCTTAACCACATCCATGTCGATGTGCATGACTACCTGACGGATACCCTTACCCGCAGCACCCATAAGCATCGACAAGCCAGACGAAGTTCGACCAGCGCCCTGAACGTTCAGGTCGCCATAGACATAAGCAGGAATACCAGAATGATCGTCAGCAAGACGGCTGAAGCGCTCATATACAGCCATAAGGGTCTGAGCATTATCTTCTGGCTGAGTAAATCGTACTGCTGGCGCACTCGATCCAAGAGGGTCGTTAGTGACTTGCCAAATCTTCCAAGGAGTAAGCTGAGTGATGTCCTCGTTGGGAGGAATTCGCTCAAGGTTGACTTCAACTTGGGGGCCGGAGGAGATTCCCATGTTGTTGACGAGGGCTCGCGCCGCCGCGTTACAGACGCTTTGGAGGTCTTCGATGATTTTCGGGATACCTTTGCCCCAGAACGCGCCCGGACATTTGATGAAGGAGGTTTTCGCATACGGCTTCTCTCCAAGCGGGTCATAGTTAAGAACCGCTTTGATAACGTAATTACCCACTACCCACACGTTCGCGTCGTATTCCTTGGCGGGATCTGGAACTTCGTCTTCCGTCATCCCCCACTCAAGCAACATCTTGCCGCTGACTTTGCCCCAGAATTCCAGAGCGTCATACACTTCGGTCGGGCGCATGTATGAGTAGTACTTGCGTTCCTCCTCGTCCTTGATCAGTTCAACATCCTCGTTAATCCAAGACTGACCATTGCCAATTTCAAGGACTTTACGAATTGCATCCTCGTCATAACCCGGAACGCCGATAAGTTCGGACAGATCCATGCGGGTCATCGGATGATGCTGAAATATGTACCCTTCGTTGAAGTCTTCGATACCCGGCTCGGGGTACATACGGAAGGGATCTACGCGCTCGTACTCAGGGCCAAGTTTGTCGACAGGCTCGACCACTGTCTGCCCAGATGGTAGTACTTTCCAGCCCAACGTGCGCTGTCTGCGCACAACCGGGCCCTTAACAAACGCACACGGGAAAGTAACCAAGTCAGTGATAAAGTCGTTGAACGCCTTCTCCCAGCCGCCATGCGCGAACTGGTCTTGGATCTTCAACTTCATACGGTCAGCACGCGCCTGAGACTCACGCAAAATGCGGAAGCGATAGTCCTGAGAGACCATCTCTTTCATCTCAGCCATCTGCTCGGGACTTGGGGCTTGACCCAAATCCTGCACCATCTTCAGGACTTTCTCAGCAAACTCAGCCTGAATCTCACGCGTTTGCGCAGGTGCTAAATCCGGAATCGGAGTAGCGTGTAAGTCCCACGGTGGGCTACCGTTATCCAGCAAGATATCTCGAAGCCAAGACTCCGCAGCGCGGCACTTGACCTCAGTGATCATCATGTAGATTTCGGAACCGCCTTGCGCACGAATGGCTGCAAGTTTGTCAGTCTCGTACTCACCGTTGCGCTGACGCAAAGCGCGAAGCATTTCATTCTCCAGAGGCTTCTTAGCCATCTGGGCTGCGTCCCAACACTCACGAAGATAACCAACTAACCCTAAGATTACAGGCTGATTCTGACGAGCCTGCATGGCCGCATCTGATGCAGCCTGCTCCTGTTTGGACAACTCGTCGTTACTAACGACTCGAAGAAAGGTTAGTCCAGCCATTTAGTTTACTTGCCGTAGAACCTTCGGTAAGCGCCCTGCATCTTCTCAGTCATGCTCTTGCCTTCGGCTTCCTTCATCATCATCTCTTGCTTAGCGCGGGTTTTAGCCGGGCCGAGACGACGCGAGGGGCCTTTCGACATAGACTTAGCAGGCATCGGCTTCTCGACCATGCCGCCCATCTGATAGGACTTAATCATCCCACCGCCCATATAGCTTCGGGGCTTTTCCGAACCCGACATCTTAGGATTGTCCGACTTGACCGAGTAGGGCTTGTTGCACTTCATGCGAATACTCCTCCGCGTTGTGCGGTTTGTACCACAAATCTAACAGAAGTCAAATAGGAAAAGAACCCCCGAGGGATTCTCGGGGGTTAAAGCTACGGGAGATTTAGTAGCACACAGAGGTAACAACAATGCGAGAGGAAACATATCAAGTCCAACCGGAGGCTGCAACCCTTTTAACCTCTCGCCGGTAGGGTATATTGCCAGAGTCACTCGCGTTCGCAATATGGAGCATCAGGTACTGCAATGCTTCGGCTACGTGGGAATGTTTGTTCTTGTCGATCTCCCCGTTGCCCTTGGGCTTGTACCGGTAGCCGCCCATCATGGCAGCTTTCAACTGTGTACACCGAGGGTCGACCACAAAGCCCGGATCGCCGTCCACCTGACGCATAAGGTATTCGTCCACCGCGTTGATACGCGCGGACACGTTGTTAGTCTTGGCCGGGATGACCTTAAGTCCCTCAGCCTTGATGATATCCACAGCACTGCGCTCGTCAGTCTGGGCACGCTGGATACCCGCTGGGTCTGTCACCACTAATAAAGGAATCCCCGGAAACCTTTCGTAAAGCATCGGCTTAAGCAAGGTTCTCACGAATCTCTGCACGCCCATGTCGAACGATACGCACTCGTCAAGTATCAGTGCGCGACCACGCGGGTCTTGTTGGCCGATAACTGCAGCCGGGGTTAACCCCAAATCCATCCCAATTACGATGGGTCTTACCCCATTTACGACCGGGCGGAGAGTGCTCTTGGCCATGTGGTAGTCCGGCCTGAAGTACTTATACACCGGCATACCCGCCGATGAGAGGCCGTATTCACCGTCGATATATACCCGGATGTACTCCTCAGACCGACCCTGAGTATCGTAATACCCATCGGGCAGGTTCTCGATATTCTCGGCGTACGGCGAACGTCCGGACGGCTGTTTGAACACAGCCCACCCGTTGTTGTTCGATG